GCAGTTTAAATAATGTATTTTATGCTGTTAAAGAAACAAAAGATGCAAACGATGCTGATTTTGGGATTACACGTATGCCGCCAAACAGTAATTATGATACTTCCACCCATAACCCATTTCCAAATTTTCACACGATACTTTTAACAATTCCATTTGTGGAGGCAAATGGTGGCTATGCGGTTCAAATTGGTGTATCTATAGCTGGTCAATACAATGGAAAAATAGCCGTTCGAAATAAAGATGGTGGAAATTGGCAGAATTGGAATGTTATTACTGGAACTTTACTTTCTTAGTTAATTAAAAACATTCCTGTCGCATACACGCCAAAAGTTTGATTTATCACACCAGCAACTCTTACATAAAGATTAGGATGTGCGCTGTAAATGATACTATCAATACCCCCATGTGTAGTTTCACCGTATGCAGAACATGCGCCTCCCGTTATATACCGAACATGTATATCATCTGGAAATTCAAACACGGACTCTTCAATTTTATCTGCGCCTTGTATGGCAGCATACGTGAGCCATATATTATACCATCCGATATGTCCAATACGAAAAAATTCGTAAGATGTATACCCAGCTTTCGAAGATGTTTTTGTTACATTAATAGGCACTATATTTAAACTGCCGTTTAAATCACTTATCTGCTTTGCAAGTGATCCATCAATATTCGGGTTCGCCTGCCGTGCATCAAGTGCGAAGCCTTCCACTGTAGTGATCTGATTATTCGCCACATTCGCCGCCGGAAACGCTCCATTGATGGCATCCTTTAATGTATCTGCCAACTTTATGACGTTTTTCGCTTCATCTAATGTAATTGTGGTTCCATCCAAGTTAATACTAAGCGTCCCACTTTCATCTACGCTCATGCTTTTTCCGTCCGGCTTTACAACTCCGGCATCCTCTGTTGTTGCAATCGCACTAGCACCGCCCACGATAGACTTAGACCAATATTCCGTATTGCTTGTTGCCGTTCCTACCGGAACTTCTTTTTTCGCAAAATAAAGCGTATTGTTATAAGTCACTGCATCCAATCTCTTATATGTAGCATCTGCGCTCCAATCGCCCTTTGGCACAATTGCCACTCTTCCTGCTATAGCCATTTAAGCCACCTCCCAATTTAAATTTCCGTCATTGTCAACGACAAAGTTATATGCAGAATTGTCCGTGTAAATCAACTCCCCATCCTCATTCACATCAAATTCTGTCATTGTGAGTTTTTTGTTAATTTCATTTTCAATTCCCTGCGCCCGATCTGCGCTGTCCTTGGCATCTGTGGCAGATTTTGCCGCGTTGGTTTCGGACTCCCCTGCACTTTTGGCAGATGCTACCGCTTTGGCAGATTCCACCTTAATATCTGCAAGGTAATCCGGACGCAGATGCTTTTCTTCAATGCTACCCTCTTTCACGATTGCGGACACCTTGCCGTCACTGCTAATTTCAAATGCAATGGTATTGCTGTCTATAAATTCATACTGCGTTATCAGAGCGGACAAATCAACATTCTGCGCTGTGCCATCGTCAAGCGTGATTACTAACTGTTGCGTCTGCGGATTGTACTTGAAGTTGACCGCCAACTTTTCCAACTTGGTGTCAATAACCGCCTTAGAACCATTCATCTTAACGACCGTCAGCGTACCGTTGGATTCATCCCAAAGGATTTCCTTCACAAGTTCGTTAGCCTTGGTCAAGTCAACTTTAGACGCATCCATAGCAACCACACGATCATCCAGATTGTCAATGCCGGCTTCCACATTATTTAACCGCATGGCATCAATCGCTGTTTTCTCGCTTGGAAAATTCTCCCAGTGTGTACGGTTATAGATTTTCTGCATGGCTCACACTCCTTTCTATTGCGGATAATCGTTGTTCAAAATCGTTACATCTGCTCTGCAATTTCTGTATCATGGCAGTGTTAAGCGCAATAAACTCTTGATAGCACAGCGTATACATATCATTTTCGCCACCATTCTGCTCTAAGAATTTTTCCCATTCCTCGTTAGATTCAAAATCTTTTTCGGAGAATACTGCATGTTCCAGTCCGTAAAACTCATTTTCAGATATATCACAATCCATCATTGCCTGCTCTACATCCTGTGCAACAAATCCAATGTGCATTTTATCATCATTTTCTATGAGCCGATATTCCATCGGTTGCAACAACTCGAAAAATATTTCAAACCGATCATCCTCTAACAGCTTTCGGAAATCTTTTTTCTTCCTGCGATCAGACGTTGTTTTCCAACCGCCGGAAGAATACCCTCCGGCAAATGGATTGGGTGTAGTTCCACAATACACAGAACTAGAACTTGGAATTAAATTTCCGTTGCCGGAAATTTGTACATTATCATCTATTCCAATACCTTTTAAATAATATGCAGTTGATGCCATTATACACTGTTTTGCACTTTCTGCGGTTGTTGCAGAATCTGCGGTTGTCGCATGATCTGCCGTACTCGCATGATCCCCTATGGCTTCCCCATTCTGATCTGTTACAGTGCCTAGATCAATGAGTATGTTTTGCAGCATGGGTCTGCCTCTTCCGTCAAGACCAAGAATTGTAAGGTCATCTCCAAGCGCTGTTGAAAGAAAGTTCAGAGAATCAATGATTGTTACTTTTCCATTTCCATCAAGCCTGAAATTATTGCTTTCGATTATGATTCTGTTTCCACGAAGCATAATCTGGTCGGCACTGGCATTGATCATAGAAATAACTTGGTCGTTCTCATCCCTGCCTAACTTCAATTCCAACGATGCGTCTAACTCACCCTCTGCCTTTTGCGCACGATTGACTTCTGCGGCAATGCTATTTGCGGTCTGCTCAAATTTAGAGCTTGTCTGTTGCTCTAAGTCCTCGTATGTGGATTGAAGATGATCTGCGTTCCTCTCCAGCTTCCCGGTACGTCTTTCTACGCTTTCAATCGTATCTCTGATAGAATTAACCTTTGCAGAGTGCGTCTGTGTTCCCTGCGCAGAAATTGAATCTCTCTTGCTCTGCACTCCGGTTAAGGTGCGCTGCAATAGATACGTTTCAACAATCTCTCTTGTGGTATTGAACCGGATTGGTTCGCCAAGTGTCAGACATGGATTGCCGACACAAGTGCAACTTTTAATCGGTGTGTATGCCGCCTGCTTCATCACCGGCAGGATGTTGTTTGCGATCTGCTCCAACTCTGATCCGGTCTTGTCTGATACAAGAAAGTTTCCTGTAATCGAATAGTTGTTTCCGGCAGTTCCAACAATAGCACCGGCATTATCTTCGCTTGTCTTGATTTCAAGCTGTGTGATTGCCTTACTTTGGAAGTCCTCGTAATCAAACGTGATGTAGTGTCCGGTCATGGACTCTGTGTTTGCGTCAGACGGAAATAAATTGTCAGACGGAAACAAATCTTCTGCCGGATAAAGTGCACTTGTGATTGCTTTAAGAAAGACATACTCAAACTTGCCATTCCGGTTGATATTGCCAAAGCATCCGTTAATCTCGCATATTGCCGTCACAACCGTTTTTCCGCTGATAGAGGACTCTTCTGTTACTGCGCTTGAATCGTCCGTCTGTGTGGCTACAATCGTCTTGTTGACCGTCATGGAATCATTGACAAGGCTTGTTTCAACTTGCGCAATTCCAAGATTTGCAAAGAAGCTATCACGGAACTGTCTTAATGTCATTGGAAAGCTAAGTCCTGCATACCAAGACTTTACATCTGTATTGATAATGTCGTACATAGCGTCATATGCCGTAATCTGCCGTTTTGTTCGGTCAGCCGTAGGAACATCGGATGCCACCTTAAAAACTCCGTATGGCATCGGATTTTGGCTATCTCCGTCAATCGTTTCTTCGATAGAGATTGTCTTTCCAATAATGTTTCCTGCGGTGTTTCGTGCTGTGAATTTTACGCAATTCGCTTCGCACGCTCCAAATTTTAATTCAGACTCTGAACAAAGACTTTCTTCAAGCGCAAACGTACCGATTTCAAGCATCGAATTGTCTATCTTCTGGTTCGTTCCGACAACAGATATGACCATCTGTTTATCTGTCGCGGAATCCCAATACTTTTCTTTCAAACTGCTATTTATCATATACACCACCTACAAACGAAAATTTGATTGCGTCATACTTAATCTTCCCATGTGCCACAGAATAGAACGTAGGCTGAATATCAGCGATATATCCGTACTGTGTCACATATCCGCGCTTCTCCGGCACGTATGCCGTGATATAGCCGCCACGCTCCTTTGCCTTGGTATAGTTCTTCTCAATGTTCTTCCAAAAATCATCAAACTGCTTTTCGGTCAGCATGGCTTTGGTTTCAAACTCGACCTTTAAGGCTTTCAGTTCCACGGCATCACGATGCTCATATCCGTTTTCATCCGTCCATGGGTCTTTGTCCTGCATATTCACATAGGAACTAAACGTGTCCTGCTTTATTAAACTGTTCGGTATGGTATAATTCCCAAACTTTACCAAATATCCACCATATCCCATCGTTTACCTCCTAAAAATGGGTATAAAAATAGCACCTACCGTTTGGTAGATGCTATCCATTTGATTAAATTTTAAGCTACTACTGATTCCCATTCAGATTTCAGCTTTTCTACATCGTTTTCAAAAAGTTTGCAAGCGATTTCGTACAACTGCGGAATCATTCCCATTTCCCTGTCGATATAATCCATCTTGTTTCTTACTTTTGGTTTGAGTGTGCAACCTTCCATCCTTGATTTAAGGTTGCAGTGATATTTCCTTTCAAATTCTCCATAAAGCAACGAATAACGTTCTTGATACTTTCCATCGGCACCGAAACGGACAATCTGTGTTATCCGCTGTCTCTTAGTTGCCAAGTCAATATCATCAACAAGTCCGATAATAACATCTTCCTTATGGATGATTTCTTTCTGCTGTCTTTTAATGGTTTCATTCTGCTCCCTAACAGTTTTTAATGTCTGGGAAAATATCAGCTTAGTGTTTTCATCTGCGTATGGCAGGTAAGTGGAAATAAATAATTCATCATTATTGACATACCCGCCTGTTTTACGAATTGTAGGGAGAACCTCAGATGTTACCCACTTGCGAAACTTCTTGGCGTTCGGTTTATCGCTCCGAAGAATAACTGCATATAAGCCGGATTCAGTAACAAACCAAGTTTCTCCTTGACGGGGTAAGTCTAACTTACGCCGTTCATCTTCATCTAATCTGTCAGCAACAATGCGACTGTTTGACAGTTCCAATGCCTTGCAAACATCAACAAGGCAAAACATCGGTTCATCATCGACCATTACAATTCTGATCTGTCCGAATATCGGATTCTCAAATACCTCAATGCCGTTTTGAATATTAAGCATAAGTTGTGATTTTTTCATTCGTGTCTACCTCCATACATTTTTATCTGAATAAAAAAGAGGAAACCGCTTGTGAAATCACATTGGTTTCCTCTTTCGTACAGTATGGCGTTCGAGTAAGTAATCCGCATCTTCACGGATAAGATTGTTTCCTTAGTAATAAGGATAGACTATTTTTGATTTTGTGTCAATCAGATTTTGAATTAAAATAAGCCGTGTTTCCACGGCTTAAGTATCATTTATCTTTCAATTTTTACTGTAACCAAGTATATGTATATGCTTCATCAACATATATCTTATAACTGCTCGGATAGATCGTATCGTAATTTGAATCGTACGGAAAACTAAATGAAAAATAATCTGTATCTCCATTCTTTTCACATTCTGCATAATGATAATCATATCCGATCAAGTTTCCAGATGCATCATACATTACGCAAGAAATTTTTACAAATGAAAAATCTTTTCCGGAATCATTTGTTGCTTCAACCGTAACATTATCTGCTCCAATGTCCGATTGAACCATTATATTGCGAACATCACAAACAGCATTTGTTGCTTCATCAACACTCAACGACATTTTATAGTTATCATAAGAAACATCGTTATAATCAGAATCGCTCGGTGCGTCAAAATAAAGAACACATTCCTTACCGGATTCAAAAGCTCTGTTACAATCGCTTTTGCTATCCAGCATTTTACCGTTTTTGTAGTATACAAGTTTTGCGTCCAGATCAACAGTTACCTTGTTGTTGTTTTTCAAGATAGCAACAACTCCATGACCACTGTCTTGGTATTCAATTGAAATGTTTTTCTTTATCTGGTTTGCATTAAAGGAAGAAGTGACGGTAACTTTGCAAGAAAGCGTTTTCTTTGCAATTTTTGCTTTTACGTACGTTGTTCCTTCTCCAACCGCCAGAACCCTTCCAGACTTGTTTACAGAAGCAACATATTTATTGCCACTACTCCATTTAGCAGTTTTCCTCATTCCGCTTATCTTTAATGTTGCGGATTCTCCAATTTTTAAATTAAGAGTCTTTCTGCTTAATTTGATAGTTGCCGCCTGTGCAACAATCTGTTTCCCATCTGCATTTTGGATTGGCATAGCCGAAATCAAAACGGCGAATACCAATCCCATCGCTACTAATATTTTTTTTGCGTTTCTCATAATGACTCCTTTCTTGTGATATGATTTATTTAGAATTATATCACGTTCGATTATAAAAGTCACTAAAAAACATACACATTGTCTCCGGTTCGATTGTAATGTTCTCTCCCATAATCCCTTGCGGCTTTTCCTATGTCGTTTGTAGTAATTCCGAAATTTTTCTGTAAAATAGCTTGTAATAACTGATTTTGCTGTCGCAATAAGGAAACCTCTTGCGCAGATGTTGAATTGATAGCATCTTTGATTCCAGTAATTTCTTGGCTTCCTGCGACCGCCGGCTTACCTCCGACCGTTCCCATAAGTTCCGGAAGCCCGTTTTCTCCAACTGTTGCTATGCTATATTTATCCATAAAACCGCCCGTTGCATAAGCCTTTACTTTAGGTAGGCTCACTTTCGGCACAAGATCGACTCCGCTCCACTTTACCTTTGCTACTTTAGCCGCCGCAGAAACAACACTGTTAAACCCTCTCAAAACGGTATTCACTCCACCGATCAATGAATTTATTGCTGTTTCAATTCTTGAAATTACGGTGTTCATTGCCCCGGCAACGCCACTTTTCACGCTATTCCATAATTTGCTGAATATTTCAGCTACACTTTCTTTCATCTTCGAGAAAGCATTTTTTATCGGGGTGGTTACATGTTCTTTAAACCAACTAGAAACACTGTTCCACGCCCCGGTTACCGCTGTTTTTGCCGTGCTAAATGCTTTCTGAATAGATTCTTTTGCTGAACTAAAAGCATTCTTAATAGGTGTTGTAACATGCTCCTTAAACCAACCGGAAACCACCGCCCATACCGATTTCACAGTTGTCCATAGAACCTTAAATGCGGTTGATACTGCCGATTTCAATAATTCAAAATTCTTCTTTATTGGCTCTATTACCTTTGATTTAAACCAATCAGAAACAACAATCCATACCGCCTTGACAATGATCCACAATCCTTCAAAGATTTGACCAACTCTTTTCGAAAATCCTTGGAAAAATGAAACAATAGGAGTTATAACATTAGTATTGAACCATCCAGAAACTGTTTTCCACACACCGGATATATCTTTCCATAAAGAAGAGAAAAAACCGGAAACAGATTCCCATAATCCCTTAAAAAAACCGCTTATTGGCTTAATCACATTAGTATTAAACCAATCTCCTGCTTTTGAGAAAATTCCTTTTATTTCTTTCCAATGATCCTTGACTACTACAGCCGCCGTTGCAACACCGGCTACTATTCCTGCGGTAATCGCTGCAGGTGCTGCCGCTACCCCTAAAATAACCGCTCCGACTGCCGTAATCGTAACTCCGACAAGCATAAGCGCTTCATTAAGCCAACTGAATCCGTTCTTTAACATGGTCACAAAGTTTGATATTGCAGTAAATGCACCAATCGCAACGGAGCCTATTCCGGTTATTGCTTTTGCAACAGGGCTTATAAATGCAAGCGCACCTTCTGCCGCTTTACTTCCAAACAAAGCCTTAAATCCTGCCGAAATGGTTGTTCCAACCGTCGCAAATGCCGTCGTTATTTTTCCGGATAATGCGGTAGACAAAGCTGCGCCAATTCCTTGGTTTGCCGCAATTCCAACACCTAATTTAGATGCAATAGAAGACGCTATTGCTTTTGAAATGGAAGTTCCGATTATATCAAGTGCGGTTTTTGCAAGATGCAATCCAAGAATTTTTTTGATTGTCAGCGCACCGACAATAATTGCAACCGTCTTTACATCTAAGTTACTTAAAAACTCCTTTGCTCCGTTCCAAACATCCTTCCAAGAAATTTTACTTAATGCCGTAGTGACCGCATCAAATGCCCCTTGCGCCCACGAATTAAGCGTTTTAGCCAATAATGCAAAGTCAAAGTTTTGGAAAAACTTGTTGATTCCGTCTGCGATTGAATTTCCAAATTGTTTCCAATCAAACGTTGTGCCGAATGAATCCAATCCATGAAGCACCGTGTTTAATGAATTTGCAATCAGTTTTCCGGTTTCTCCGAAAAGCGTTGTGCCTTTTTGCCCTTTAAATAGTCCGTTAAGGAATTTGGCTAGTCCTCTTCCAAAACCTTCGGCTTTTGCATACACTTTTTTCCATTTAATTTTTTTCATTGCGTTAATTAACGCACCGGAAATAGACTCTCCCAACTGTTCAAGGTCTTTGATGTTGCTTTTGAATTTCTTAAAGATGGTGTCGGTCTGAACTAATCCACCATCAGCACCGGTGCCGCCACCAGCACCTGAACCAGATCCAGAACCAGAACCTTTATTCCCTGAACCGGAACCCTTGTCTTTACTCTGTTTTGAAATAACCTTTAATTCATCAAATGCACGCGTTGCCTGTTGGATTTCCTTTTTTGCTTTCTTGGCATTTTTTGCGATACCACCCGTGTTTTTCCCTGCGTTTCCTGCGGCATTACTTAAATCGTCCATGCCATCAGACGCGCTTCCAATATCATCCGCCAAACCACCAAGTCCGGCTCCTTTGCTTGCTTCATACTTCCATCCGAAGATAGAACCTAAAGCATTTGTTACCATTTCCGCAAAGGAAATCACCTTTTGCAGAACTGCATTAAGTACGTGCAGGAATGGTTTAAAAGCATTGATTAAACCACCACCAACAACCGCTCCAAGTGCTTTGAAATTCTCTCTAAGCATGGTTATCTGGTTATGCCATGTCAATATGTTATCGTAAAGGCTTTTTATCCTCTACTTCTTACGGTTTCCCATAAGTTCGGCGTACATTTTCAACCACAGCGTTGTGGTTGTCGGATACTCTTGGGAATATTATATTCTACACTCTTTCCATAAGAAAAGAGCATAGGTTCAATCCCTACGCTCTACAATGTGCTATAACTTTTATTTTATAGCCTTATCTCGGTATTAGCTTATTGGCTTATCCACTTATAACCATAAGCAGTTCGTCCCTCTTGGTCAATTACCTTATGTATTGCTTTGTAATTAACTCCAAGAGATTCCCCGGCTTCGGATATTCTATCGAACACTCTTACAATCTCTCCGCTTTTCGCATCCACTTGCGCAATTTTTCTTCCTTTTTTACGCTTTTTATAGATACTCAAATCTTTTATTGGAAAATCTTCTTCGTATACAAAAATATATCCATTTGCCGACTTATAAGTATTTGAAAGCACACCGGAAATAGTTGTTCTATTTGTTCCGGTAATCCTAGCTGCTTCCTGCAAACTTTTAAATTTCTGTATAAAATTTCCTTCCATATCACATTGAATAATGCTTCTCATTCCGTTAGGTTCCGGCTTTCTATAGGTTTTCGCTCCGTTTGATTCATATTCATCCTCAAACATAAACATATAGCCCTTTGTTTGCCGCCTTTTTCCTTTGCAATTAAGCAGAACATCCGCATTATGAAATCCGTCAATTTCTGCATCCATTGCACTATCATAACGCTTAACATATTTCCCGTCAAGTGTCAGCAAAACAACCGCCCTGGCGTTATGATACGGCGCGCCTTTCCCACCTTTGGTCATATTATAGCCATCTCGATAGGTGTTAAATTTTTCAATGTAATACTTTTCCAACTCACAGGATCTATCTTCGCTTTCACACGTTTCGATGATTTCCCATGAGAAGTTGTCAAACCCGAATTCTTTAATTGCTCTATGAAAGTCGCAATCTTCTTTTTCGTAACACCTTTGATGTTGCCACACTCTGCTATGGAAGTCACAAGTTTGACCGACATAAGATTTTCCGTTTATTTTATTTGTTGCTTTGTAGATATAATATGTTCGCATTAAATCACCTCAAACATATTATACAAAAATGTTCGCGCTAAGTCAACTTAGCTTTCACCGATTTTACCCGATTTTCATCGACATATTGCTATGCCGCGCGACACATGAAACAAAAGTTTCGTTTATCGGCTGTTCTGGCAAAGTCTCCGGTGATATTGGTTGTATGCTCAAGCACATACTGATAACGCAACATGGCTTTTTGAGCCTGCGTCATTGAGGAAATGTTCGCATCAAGCCCTTGCTTTAACGCCCATTCCTTTAATGTTGCCTGTGTCAAGTCGATACCATAACGCCGCATAGGTGCCGTAGTACCGGAAAATACAGATTGCAGACTCTTGGCAATATCTTCTTGACTCACATCATAGAATGAAGCCATATCTCCGGCTAATTCTGTCAACCTGATAGACATATCTGCCATTTTCCCTTGTGGAATATCAAGGGCGGTTCCCATTGCCTGGAATCGGCTTGCAAACTGTTTCGCGGACAATTCAGACATACCAAATTTTTCAATTGATGTTTTTGCGAAATTGTTAATTAGGCTTTCATACTGCCCGAATGTCTGCCTTACAACGTTCTCAACCTCTGTCAGTGAGGATGATATATCAATAGCATCTCCAAGTAGCCTAAATCCTCGGAATAGAGTCCAATACGTTGCATACACTTTTCCGATTGCAGACGCAAGAGAGAACGACTTCTTGGTAACCGCAGAAGCACCGGAACTAAATCCGCTAAATGAGCTTGTGATGCTTCTTGCCGCAGTTCCTGCCGCTCCACCTGTTCTTGCTAACTTTGCAAGCGCATTTGTCATGTTGATAAGATTTTGACTTACCATAGGTGCTTTTGACAATTCCGACATGAGCTGTCGCATTGCAACCGCAAGTTTCGGAATATTTTCAATCGCCTTGGTGGAACTTTGGTAGCCAAGCTGTTTGATTGCAGATGCAAGGTCTGTCAGACCCTTAACAGATGCTGACATTCCAGAAAGCCCTTTTACCGCATTGGAAATCTGACGCATAGAACCAGCCGCAGCATTAATCTGCTTGCTGTTGATAGAGCCTAATTTGCTCACATTTCTTGCAACCGCAGAAAAAGTCCGTGTGTCAATTCCACGCATTGCCGTCATTGCCCCTGCAAGTCGGTTTACCCCTGTGGAAAGGCTATTCAAATTCCCGGTACTAAGTCCGGAAAGTGCGGAAGATAATCTCCCAAGCCTTGTCACAAGCGCATCTATCTGACTGCTTGCCTGTTGTGCCTGTGCTTGGATTTTTATTTCTAAGGTTTCTAATTCCAACAGTTACACCTCCTTTATTTAGTTTTAGAAAAAGGCGGCAGGATTTGACCCCTACCGCCCTTGAATTACTTTTTCAGTTTTCCCTTTTTCAGAAGAGAAAGCATCTTTGAATTTTCCTCTGATGTAAACTTAAAATTGGAAAATCCGTTTTTTTTTGCGATTTCCGCACGATGTTCTTTCGATACATCATCTTCCCCAACAGCTTTTAACGCTTCAACGATTGAACCGGAATTTCCGGTATACTTCGGATAATACTTGGTTTTGCATTTCTTTGCTCCGCTTACAACAATAACTGTGTGCCCTTTTATGCGTGTCACAAGAATATCTCCGTTGCGAAGAATAAACCCGGCATGATAAGAACCCATATCATCAAACAAACCGGATTTCAAAATTACCGGTCGTTCATTGGATGTATTGAAATCTCCCACATCCTTACCGGATGCATAGATAATACAGGCACGTACAAGAGAAGAACAATCGCATTCCGTCTTGACTTTTGTGTTGATTCCATGCTTAATGACTCCGTAGCGTTCCGATTGGTCATAGCCGATATTTTTGTTATCAGATGCAATCTTCATAGCTTCGGCTAACTTCTCCGCAACCCTATCGTCCTTCGCTCTTAGCACGTACCATCCCTTAGAATGGTTATAGAACTTCTGCATCGAAACTTCTTGTCCGGTCTGGTCTCCGGCTTTCCCACCAGAATAACAGTTGCCGTGTTCATCATGCCTAGCACTTCCAATAATTACTGCCATAGCAATACCTCTTTTCTTAAACTATCTTTGGCTTTGGTAAATGTGATTCCCTTGATTTAGCCGCCCATGCTTCTTCTGCCTTAAGCATTTCTCGTATCTCTGCATCTGGATCGTCCGTATTCTGCTTTTCGATAGAATCATAGCAAGTTTCTTTTACGTACTTACTATTACCCTTGCCGAACGTCGCGTCTATTGCGGTCACAAGTGCTGACGTTGCATATCTACCGAACCACATATACATTTCCATGTCGCGTTGTTTCCATTCTGCCTTATATGCATCCACATAAGGCTTAAGCAACTCTGGATTCATCATATCTATATCATCAACGGAAAATCCGTAGCCTTTCGTTACCATAAGGTAAAGCGGACGGATTTCCGCAACGTAATATTCCCATGTTAATTCTTGGCTTTCGCTTTGGATGGGGTCTTTTTCTTCTCCTGCTCCTGCGCCTGTGCTCTCTCCAACGACTCCATCATCTGTGCTAAAAAACCGTTTGTCATCATTTCCTCCTGCATATCAGCGAATAAATCCATGCAGTTAATCTCGTTTGTATCAATCGCATCATAGAGAATGTCGGACACCTTCTCAAGCTTCTCATCGTAGCCTTCGTTTGTTTTGTAATCATATCCAAATTCTTCATTGTGATGCATCTGCAATCCTACAAGAAGCGTCTTAGGAAGTATTTCAAGAAGAATATCTTCCATAGAAGAAATATCTTCCATGTCCTGCGTCTTCATAATATCCTGTAAGATATGTGATTTTAACGATGGTCTTGTTGCAAACTGAATTGTATATTCTTTTCCACCTAATTTAACTTTCATGTTTTACCTTGCCTTTCTGCCCTATATTGGCAAGGGGCAGTGTTGCCACCGCCCCATTGTTGCTTATCTCATTGCTTCAAGTTCTGCTATCGACCGTTCATCCTCGCCTACCGGTGCGGTCGATTGCTCGTCCGATAGGCTTTTTACCCCACCACCGATACAGTGAATGTACCATCGTTGTTATCAACGACAGTCAACTTATCTGTAACAAGCTCTGATGCTGTGCTTGGAATAACTGTTACCGTCATTTCAAGGATTTCATCGTTTCCACCTACATCGTTAGGTGTGGCTGTTGCAGTTCCTACATATGCGTACTTCGCTACACCACCAATACCGTCCGTTCCATACAAATGGATAATATCAAGTTTTTTATCTCCATATCCATCTACCTTTGAAAGATATTCTTTTTCAAGGTTTCCTGTGATTTCTCTTGAATCAGAAGTCTTAATTCCTTTTTCAAAAGTCTGCTGATCATCTTCCATTGTGGTTGACTCAACCGTGTTTGGTGGTGATGCAGGGCTTGGAACTGACTTAGCCGCAACCAAAAGATTGTATGTTCCTGCAAAGTCAGCCTGTTTTTCCGTGTGCTCTTTTACAATGACACGTGTTCTATAACTTGTTGATGCCATATTTCCTACTTCCTTTCTGCTTATAGCTGATCTAAATGTTCAACATTTCCAATTACGCGAGTTGCGCGGAATGTAACCGTTCGCACTTGCTTGGAAATTGTTGGTATTACATTTGATACCTCAAACATTTGTTGCTTAAAAAAAGACACCGCATATGCTGCGATGTCCTTAGTTGCTTTTCTTGAACCTTTGTTTGTAATTGTGATCTGAAATGTTGGGCGAATTGCATTGATTGTCTTTGCTTCATTCGTTCGTCCGGCTTCTGTAACACCGATTTGTCTGACTAAAAGTGTCGGGAATGTTGCGGTACCGCCCGATTCTTCATCTTGCGTCACTTTAATTCCTCTTACCTTGCTTTCCATGTACGATTTCAAAAGGGAACATAAGGTATCTTCAAAATCAAGCGCCCAACTATTTAACTCATTTTCCACCGAATACCTCCCTTGCAATCTCTACATACTGCTGAATGATTTTTTGCTCCGCGTTGTACATAGGCATTGTGGCTTTGATACCGTGGGTATAACGCCATGTTTCGGTCTTATCATCCCAATAGTACCAACCATCTTCAAAAGCGTGTATTTGCCCCGGATATGTGCCGACACCGAATCCAAGTTCTGGTGCTTTTGGGTTCTCTTCGGAATTGTAAAAAATTCCAGACCCAAACTCTACCGCCAACAAAGTATAGAACGGTTCTCTATCTTCTGACGTTACCGTTTTTCCGGTTGCAATCAGAATCGCGTTCGAGTTCATTAACTGTGGTGATTTATCTACTCTTATCGTTATCGTGTTCCCTATTGGAGATTCCGATATGTGTTGTATTGCCGCCGTCTGACCTATCTGTGCAAGCCTAGAAACAAGTAAATCACATTTAGCCTGTAAACTATCGCGGTACTGTTCCAATTTCTTTATAGCGTCTTGTATGGATTTAGAGGATAATGTCATTGAAATAGTTTTCTTTGCCACGCAATCACCTACTTAATATTCTTCCGAAGCAAAAATAAATCTGTGGTCAGTCCTTCGTCAGCAACGCCTTTTACGATGTAATCTGCGGTTTCTGAATCCACAAGTCCATCATCAGTGCGTTTGACTTCCGAACGTTTCCACACAACATCACCGGCTTTCAGTGGCAAATATCCTTTATCCGTGACAAGCTGACAGTATGATGTACTATCATCAATTCCAAATTCTTTCACAAGGGCTTCTGACAACTTATTGCTGATATTTGCTTGGAATGTAGTAGGTTCTGAAAACCCTTCAACTTCCTCGCCTTTTGGAATCTTGTTGCCTTCGGAATCTAAATAAGGTACAAAGTTCCCATCGGAATCCTTGTACCCTTCATAGACAATATCTCCATTTTCGTCAGTTTGTGGGATGAATACCCTCTGACCGGATTGTGAATACTTCATTTCCTGCTTGTTAATGTCAAGCATTGGTGTTTTCCTCCGGGATTCCGGCAACACTTGTCAGAAGTGATAACACTCCGGCAAGGACTGATGCAGAAAGAACATATTTCCAATCCACCGCACCCATAAATGCCGCCGTTCCAATTCCGGCAACTGCCGCCTGCGCAACAGTCTTGATTGCTCGGATTCCGGCTTTCTTAGTCCAATCCTTCCAATTCCTCATGGCTCTTATCTCCTTTCCCTATATGAATCTCTTCAATCTCATGTTTCATTTTCGTAACCATTCCATTTCCACCTAACGCATGGTACGCATCATACATCTCACAGAAGTTTTGATAGGCATATGACGGTATTTCTCCGATTCTGGTGTACTTTGCATGGTATTCAATAAGCTGGACGCGCAAAAGGAGCATTGTTCCTTTACTATTCGCATCCCTGCTTTTCTTTTGCTGTTTAAGAAGCCAAACTATATATCCAAGCACTATTGGAAGTGCCACAAGATAAGTTTGAATCAAAATACTTTTCATTTGAATCTCCTTTTGACGCACTGCCCACCACCGCTTAATGTGCGCCGCCTGCAACCATTTTACCGACACCGGAAATATGGTCACGCTCAATCTTCTTTAATTACATTGCTTTTACAAACGGAAACACTCCAACAAAAAGGCTTTCACGGTCTTTCCATGTCCGGCTCACACCGTTTTCGGAGAAACTTGCCATGTATGCTTCTCCTGCCTGCGACCGGTCGTACACTGCCAAATTGACCATAATGTTTTCATAGTTCTTAACATCACTGTCAATCTGGTCTTGCGTGTATGTGTCCGGATAGTTCCGTCTGCCGATAATCTCTTTTCTTGCCTGCTCTAAAAGCTGTTCAATCAAAGGGTCATCTTCCTTTTTATCAAACACAACTTTATCGGACTTTTCCCCGGTCGCTTCATCCTCTGCCTCTTCTATATGAAATTGTTTTAAGCGAATCTTTACCTGTTCGACAAGCGTGTATGACATAAGCGATCTCCTACAGATTAAATTTTGCAATCAGAATTTCTTTCAGTTCCGCACCGCTTGTTGTTTGTGCATTTTCGATTCCATGCTCCGTGGCAAGTTTCTGCAAGTCTGCGGTACTCATTCTGTTGATTTCGGTCTTTGTATACCCAACGGAAGATACCGGAGAATTACTCTCCGGTACCTCTTCTCCTGCGTTATACCATTTACCATTATGAATCACTATATATGGATATTTCATAGTTGCACCCCCTACTCTTCGCTATGAACCTCATATACAAATGTGCTATCCATATTTTCATACGATGGAAGTACAACCTCGGATGCAAATGTTGACATCTTCATAGGTGGTCCATACTCTGTCTTTGTAGCGACTGTAATACCTACGCCATATGTTGTCACATCAACATTAGGTACCTGTCTTGCAGTTCTTTCTTCCGGTGTAGTGCCGAACCAAGTGCTTCCAAGGCTTCCTTCTGGAAGAAGTGTAACCTTGTTATCCGGGTAGAAGTACTGCTCTTTGCCATCATCATCAATGTACATCTTATCGTAAAGTACGATAGTGAGCTTTGCTCTCTTCTTCACTACTGAAATAACAGTATCATCGTCAACCTCAATAGTTGCTGTAAGGTTCTGTGCAAGGATCGAGTTTCTTATCTGTGCATTATCAAGCAGATATTGGAATGTATTGCTGTTCATAAGCGCATATCTAGCAATCTTACCCTGCTTCTGTAACTTCTTTCTTGCATTGTTAAGGTCTGTAAGTGGCTTTGAATTAGCTGTATCGCTCCACATGCTTGTGCCGGATAACTTTGCGTAATGGTCTTTTGCGTATGAACCATCCTTGTCATAATCGTAAGCGTACTGAACGCCATCACTTACAATAGCAATTACCGGATGACCTGCATTTGTGGAAAGAAGCGACATTCTCATACGCTCCGGTACAACTTCTGCGCCGCTTACAAGGTTGTTAGTATCGTCATATACGCTTGACAAAGCACTTGCAAGGTAAGGGTCGTCTTCTGATTGAATACGCTCGATTTCAAGCATTTCCTCTTCACCAACTGTCATTCCCTCACGGAAAAATGCCATCTGCGTTTTTTCCTTACTTAATCCACCTCTAGCTCTAAGAGTTGGAATTGTGTCAAAGTTAGATGGCGCAAGCGAAACCGGTAAACCCTTGTGTGTCTTAATCCAACTTAAATCAAGCCCCTGCTTCTTTCTTTCTGGAAACCACTGTAAACCAAGATAAGGTATCTGATTACTAGCGTTTTCTGTTGCCGATAATGCGATAGACTTACTGTCTAATACTTCATTAATTAACATCTATTTACCTCCTGTTATTATTCAAATACAATCATTGGAAGAGCTGTTTTAACCGCTTCGTCATATGTAACGCCGGAATGTGCTTCTGCTACCTTTGTGTTAAGATATGCTTTCTTGAGCAGTACTCCCTGTGGTCTGTCCTCTGTTACATCAAACCTTAAAATACCTACTACTGTGGCTGTATTGTCAGCCTTACCGTTTGCTCCGATTGGAGTACCTGCTTTGACAATTTTCTTGCTCTGTGCGTTTTTAGTTGTTACACCATCAAAATCAAGTGTTAATGGAATTGCTTCATTAGGATCTCTCTTTAAAATCTGAACATCTCCTGCGTATGAAGTTTTTTCGTACTGCATATTCATTTCCTTTGCCATTTTTTACCTCCTGTTATTGTTGAATGTAATGTGATAAAACGTCATTGTTCTTAGGTGCATTAGATATAAGGCTTTCTGCTATCTTTTCAGCATTTGTCTTATTATCTGCACCGGCCTTATTACCGCCAGCTGTGCCACCACCCGGATTCGTACTGCCATTTGCAATCTCCTGTTCCTTGGCTTGCGCTGCGGCGGTCTCTTTTTCAGAGATAATCTTTCCAAGAACGTCATAATCAAAGCTGCCGTCGTCTTTTACGATCTGTGCCGCCTGCTCTGCGGTAACATTAAATTTAGATGCGGCATTGGCTCTCTGCGTGGCTATTGCCTGCGCTTTTTCAAGTTCCGCGATTCTTGCATTGGCTTTTTCGAGGTTCTTATTTGCCTGCTCGACTTCCGTGAGCTTTCCCTGTTCGATATCATCAAGCTGCTTCTGCAACTCTTCAACTTTGTCAGCCTTTGTCTTGTACTCATCAACCTTTGCTTTGGCTTTCTGTACGGAACTTCCGTAATCTGCCATGATCTTGTCCGCGTTTTCCTCGCTTAATCCCATAGCAATCAGATCTTCTCTTTTCATCCATTACCTCCGATATGTCATACGAATTTTTATACGGTGCAACGACACCGAACGACATTGTTGATTTTTACGCTCACAACTTTGCGAATTTTTATAAAATAAAAACAGCCGACGATTACTCGGTGACTGTCTTATCTTTGTTTATCTGGCTCTGTGTGCCATCTGTATTCATTTTATTTATCAAGTCTTGTGCTTTCTGTTCCTGTGCTTCTACATCATCAATGGTTTTCCACAGATTATCCAAGTATGGCTTTGACAACAGGAATGTCTTTTCCGCATCTCCCCATAACCCAACCGACTTGATTGCGACAAAAGGATGAATGCCGGCTTGCAACAACTGATATAGTGTCTGCGACTTGGTGTACATATTGTCTTGTGGGCTGTGATTGATCTGCACATCAAAGTCGCGCGTTGACAATCCCAAATCGTGATCCTGTATGCGAATCACATTCAAAACAACTTTCGCAAGTCTTTTTTCAGCCGACTTTACAATCGGGTCTTTGAGTTTTGCTCTCGACTTTGAGAAGTCCCATCCGTTTCTAAGCTCAACCGCTCCCTGTGTATCTCCACCGGAATTATTGTTGTTCTTATTTGGTATAGCAAGAATGGACTGCGCATTATCCCACAGATCATCCTTTGCGACTTGGCACTCTGTCTGATTCAACTCTTGTGTCATAATGTCAACATCTGATTTATTCTGTTCATTGTTGGATTTTACTGTCAGTGCATGGGAAATCTTCATTTTTTCAAAGGTTTCCGGGTCAATGTCGCAATTTACAAACTTTATCCAAAACTGAACAAACTGCTCAACGCCATCCATTCGGTTTGACTGCATTGTATTGATTGCATCCAATAGTCCGATCACAAGCTCAATATCAGAAATGCGCTCATGGTTGTTCGGAAACTCAACAATCGGGATTCCACCAAAGCCATGTAGTTGCCAATTTTGAACCTTTCCGTTCACAATCTTGCACTCGTAAGAGTCCGTGTAGCAGAGTTTATACATCTGTCCATCGGCATCTTTAAGCTCTTGGATTGCTAAAAGTGGTTCTTCTGTGGAACGGCTGTAGATAACAAACGTATTCATTGGTGTCGGTGCGACAATTCTAAATGGTATATCTCCATTTTTTGCAATCTGTACAGCCTTAAATGATGTTCCGGTTGCTGATTGCCACTCTCCTGCCTTAATGTCCTTTTCCTGCTTATTAGCATCGGTCAGATAATCGTTAAATTCATCAACCGCATTGTTTATACGGTCATCATCTTTTCTGCTGATAAGCTGAATTGGCTCACCGTAAGTCTGACCGACCTTGAATTGAACAATCTCATAGGCATGGTTTTCAGACACCTTATTGGTTATATCCGCATTCTGTACCTTTGTTCGGTACAATACAGGCTGATCGCCCTTGTAGTAGTTCCAAAGATACCGAATGATCGTCTTGTTGAAATAAAATGCTCCAATGCAGTTTCCCACAACCTTTACGATGTTATCTGCCGTAATGGTTTCAACATCCGTATATGCAATTTTTCTTCCGTATCTGCCTTTTACAAGGTCATGAAAATACTGTGTGTTCATATAAATAAAACTCCACTACTGCAAGCTCGTTTCGGTATTGGCTTTGTTTCAATTTTGCCTGTTGCCACGCGATAAATCACAATATGATTGCATTTTTTACATTTACACGGATGATCTATCGTAGATCTCCCATCATAATGTCCGGCTATTCGTCCGCAATCCGGACAATATATAGTTACTTTTTTCATAGCAACCTCTTTCTTGTAAATAAAAAACACCGCCATTTCCGGCAGTGCCTTTTACGGGTTATATGCTTTTGGGGTTTGTAGGAATTTGTTTTTCTACTCTTTTAGTATATCATGCAAGTTTTAGGAAATGTTGTGAAAGAGTGTGAACTATTGTGTACTTTTATGCACTCTTTTCAGAATAAAGCTGTCCATAACGTCTTTCAAACTCCTGCAATGCTCTTTTCCTAAGTTTCATAATGTTCCTGTAGGAATATTTCATCTCAACGGAAATCAAGTTCCAATCTTTTCCATTGACATAATGTGATGAAAGCACGATATATACATCTGTATTATCCATGCTGTCAATTTGCGATATGATAATCCGTCTTTTATCAACCAATTCATCTACAAGTTTCTGAACCTCATTCTGTAAATCAACAATCTTCGATACCGCGCTCCCCATTTTGTCGGGATTGCCGGATGATTGCACATCCACCTCTTTCGGAGATATAGATATGGAAGTTGCAATATCGGATAGCCTTTTGATTTCTTCCAGCTTATTTGCAATCGCATGGTCAATTCTGCTTATCTGTGAAAGATATTTGTCTGTTGTCATATCCTAATACCTCCTAAATGGGTTTACTGCTGCTTCTACCTTCGCGGTATTGTTTGGGTTTTCTATAAACATTTCAAGCTGAGTTAGACCGTCTGCAGCATCGTCGTGTTCATTACCGCCAATACTTACAAACATAGAAAGTTCATCCATAGCTGCTTGATATTCGTCGTTTCTGTAATACCTTGTTACTCCAAGATCTGAATCTTTCTTCATTTGTTCCTGTGTCGGGCGGTGCGTATCAAGAAATATGAATTTTCTCTTAATATCCCCAGAATATGCTATTATCTTTGATAACTTTTCAACCTTGTTTGGTGCCTTTCTGCTTGTGCATGAACATTTATAGTCCTGTGCTTGCAGCTTTTCATCTACATATTGGCAATACAGATCTCCACCAGTATTCCCCTCAAATCTTGTCTGCCGAATCTCATTCCCGATAATTCGTCCAACAACAAGAGGGATTGTTACCTCTTTCGTACCTTTGTTGAATACCCAATCGTAAATATAAACATCACCGTTTTCATATTCTGCCCCAATCGGCATTGACAAGCTATCGCCGCCGCCCCAGGCAACATCCACAACTCCGATGCGCCGGAAATCTCCGTCCGGTAGGATTCCGTTAAATAATCTTAAATCGGTATAAAGCAATCCCTCGCGGACATATGGTTGCTGCATAAACTTAGCCATCCATTCGGCATTGTCAAGCTTATCTCGCATATCCCGATAGTATTCCGTGGAAAATCCGTTGATTTCATACGCAAAATTGCTTTCGTCATTTTCATTAAGTGCCGGAATCTTACGAAATCGGTATTGCGGATCATGCTCATATTGCTTTCTCATTCGCTCCAATGGATCTAAAACATTCCAAAGAGTACCAACCATCAATTCCCTTGCGCCGTCATTTTTACGGTCAACCATCTTGTTTAGGTACTCTTGGTATGTGTTTTCCATTCGAGTAGGGCTTAATGAATGCTCTCGATCACGAACCAAGTCATCGACATACAAATATCCGTCTTTCGAAACATCGACCGCTCCTGTCCATGTTCCATCAATACCACGGCACGTTACGGTTGCAAATCTGTCCGGATCTCCAAGCGTAATTGTAAATTCATCAGCACTCTTGTCTGTCGGAAGTGCTGCGTTTGCGTATTCCGGATGCCAATAAGCAAAAAGTTCCGCAAACGTATATTCTTCTGTGGTAAAAAGATTCATCAGTTCTTTGTAAAATCCTTTTGCCAAAATACCAGAGTGACCACCCATAGCACTATGGCTGTTTGGTCTGCGCAAAGCCACCCACGATAGGAAGAAAATGCAGATAGTCGATTTACCTACACGCGATGGCATTGATAATCCGTAAAATTTAATCTTCCGGTTTTCCAAATCTTCAAGATCTTGAGCGACTATATTCAGCGTCTTTCGGCGTGGATAATAAAACCGTTTACTCCAATTCCTTTTGCGCTCCATAAAGTAGATGAAGCTCTCGAAACGATAAAAGCTCTCTAACCGCAAGACTTCATAGAACTGATCCACAAGTTTGTATCCGCCTTTAATGTCGTGATTCTGCGCATATCGTTCAAGTTCCCATATGCTACCGCCCGCATTTTTCTGCGTGAATTCGTTGATTAAAGCCTTTGTTCTTTCTGTTATAGTCAATCCGTAGTCAACGTCTTTTTCCGTCCGAATTGACACATTGCACGCTTTCAAAAGGGCATCTATTACCTGTTCATCAACGCCTTTTCTCTGTATGTAGTTTTCATATCCATTTACCGCATTGATTAACTGCTTTGAAGCCAAATAAAAAGCACCTCCGCAAAAGCAGAAGTGCCTTGACCTCTGCCTATAACTGTTTTTAGGGTAGCGACTAACTCCATTTGTTAGCAGGTAAATTTTTATTAACCTGTCGGCATTGCATTATCGAAAATCGGATGTAATTTTCGAAAAAGTGCATCATAATCATCAATTACATATCTTACCGGAATCATATATGCTTTAATGCCATATTTTTCTGCTGTTTCTCTTTCAATGAAGCAGCCTTTCCAATCGTAGCTCTCGCATATCCCCATAAATATATCAGCCTGTGCCAGCTTCTTAAGGCTTTCGCCTAAATACCATACAGCTTCTTTGCTGTCTTTAGGTGGGTTATCCTCAATGTAGCTGTCGATAAGCTCTAACTCTTCGCCCTCGTATATTTCAGCAATCTTTTTCATCTTCTGAATACTTGCTTTGATTTCTTCCTCTGTTCTGCCTTTCATTGGCACGCTTACAAATAATTTTTTCATAAAAATTCCTTTCCGCTGATAATCAGCAATCATTATTTTAGCTGTAATATACTGTTTTGTGGCACAAAGGGCATTCGCACTTGTAGTTGTCGCCTTCCCTTTGATCTCCACAATATTCATATTCAGTCTTTTCCGCTTCAAAAACGGTTTTGCAATTCTTACACTCAAACTTTAAAGGTTTTCTTTCGTACCTAAGGCTGCCTTCTTTGATTATTTTCATTTCCAATGCACCTTGAACCCTTTCTTCTTATACTCCTCTACGGCTTCTTTAAGGCTCATATCGTCCTCATACTTTTCATTCAGCATAATCACCACATTGCCTTTTTCAATGCCGTATATGTTGCAATTTGCAAGTTTCTTAGCCGTTCCAAGGATAGCTTTTGCCTGTTTGCGGCTCATTTCATAGGTTTTTGTTCCCATATTAACAGTCATTTCTCATAAACCTCTCAAAATCCTTTCTGCATTTAGGGCATAATTCATAAGTTTTCTTAAGTTTTCCGCAAAATCTTGTTTTGTAAAGCTCGCACGAAATTTCATCTTCTGTAAATCTAGCTACCGGTTCTGAATATGTACCACACGGCACATATTGTAGCTGTTGTCTTGGCTTGAATTTTATTTCAGCACCGCACCTGTCGCAAGTGTGCCATTCTTTTTGATGTTTCATTCTTCCACCAGCTTTCTAAACACCATTCATAAACATATTTCCAAAATACAAATCATTTAGTGCTTTTTCTAATTCGTCTTTGTACCGAAATGGACTTAAAGGGCTTTTTATTTCTTCCCTCAATATAGGTGACATATTGTCTATCAAGATACCTTGTGTAGCACTTGCAAGATTTTGCGGTGGCAAATCTGCTAAAGCGCATAACTCCATTCTTTTATGGTCACATTTTTCAGATTTTGGGCAACTTTTACATTTTTCCGCTAATTTACTTAAAGGTTCTGCCATCACTACACCAGCTTTCTCCCACAGATAGGGCAAAAATTAATTTTTACAGCTCCTGCAACCTCTTTTCCATCGCTATTGTCGAAAATCATGTTATTTTCAGCTCCAAAAAGGACTAAATTTCCTTTACCATCAATGATTTTCTTTTTATTCCGACAAAAATCACACATTCTTACGCCCCCAATCATAGCAAAAATCGGAATCCTCGTGAGATTCCGTGTCTTTCGTTTGATATAAATATTCCATAATGTTTTTATCATACTCACACGCCATTTTGCTTAAATAAATAGCGGCACAGGGAATCGAACCCTGTCAGCCAAAACCATGTCAACCGCTTTCAAATCTGCAATTTCTAATCACGGAAGGGGTTTCTGTTACCAATAATGCCGCTATCATCCATAAGTCTCCCATCGACCGGAACTATTGCAGTAGCACCCGACTGAGTGGAGATAAGGATAAACGCAGATATTCGGACTCGAACCGAAACACCGTTTCCGGCTACTGACTGTTTAGCAAACAGTTTCCTTACCAGTTAGGATTATATCTGCACGCGCCGGGCATGGAAATTCCCTACCCGAACCATTCCTTGCGCTTCAGAATGGCACGGTGCTACTAACACCGCTCAATGGCTTGTGGCGGTATCGAGCCGCCCTATACAGATTTTCAGTCTGTCGCTAATCCATCTCAGCTAACAAGCCATGCCGTGTAGTTTCCGTTTTTCCTTGCTCCACACTACACTAAGTGCAAGGTTCTTTTAGTCAGCGGTTACCGCCATCTTTTGAATGACAACCGCTCAATCCAGTTACCTGTGCTAATAACTAACCGGTATATTGATTAGCACCTGCATTTCTGTAATAAACACACTAGGGGTGTACTGGCAACATCACCTGTGGGGATTGCAGGAATCGAACCCGCGACAACCCGGATATAAGCCGTGTCTTCTGCCACCGAATTAAATCCCCATAACCGCCATCAGACGGTTAGCAATAATGTTTTTCGTGCTATGCGTTGCACTATCCGGTTTACAGCATTTCACCGGCAACTCATTTTTAGCCAAAACATAGACCGCCTGCAAACAGACAGCATAATTTGACCGAATAGGTGGGTGAGGATTTGAACCTCACATAATCGCACTGTATCAAGAACTCCGATCTTTTACTTGTAAGCGTCTACCCATTCCGCCACCACCTACGCCCTATTTACTCGCGCGTGCCGGGCTTGCCGTATCGTTGTTAAAGCAGGACTAACACTGCTTCATGGTTCAGGCACCGTGGGATAGATGCCCGAACCGTGATTGACTGCTATATGGATTGCACGTCTGCAAATTATGGAATGGATGCCACTCAACACCATATAGTCTTACGCCAAGATGCCGCCATCTGCGACAAATGCCACCGGACGGTCTCGCACCATCCTTAACAGAATCGTCCTAGTGGCGAAAGGAGGAACCCAATACATAAAAATGTTGTATCAGATTCTGCGTATGCCAAAAATGCATATATGACCACGCTAAGATGAACGAGTGGTCAAATTAGGCTACCCGGATTCGAACCGGGGAATGCAGGAATCAAAATCCTGTGCCTTACCGCTTGGCGATAGCCCAATGTTGTTCCGTCCGCAAACATAATTCAAAGCCTAACGCCGATAGATCAATTATTCAGCCGAGAACTATCGCTTGCGGACTTAAGCTATACCGGATGCTCCGATTTCTCGCTCTGGTGCTCGGCGTCGCTATCCAGATTGAGTAAATCTCCGGTGCTGTCCGGTTCCTTTGATTTTGTTATATGTATTCTTTCGACCACGCTCAAAATTGGCGGCAGAAAGTAAATACCAAATATCGGATCATAAATTGTCATATTGTTATCTCCAAATGACCATAATATTCATTGCAAAGATCGCATATGAAAGCAAATACCCCATTGCGTTTGAATTGTCTTTTTGTTTTGCCTGTCCTCCCATAAGTCCCAGTATTACGAGGGCATCTATCGCTGTTGCAATAACTTTCAAAGCCATATCAATATCTCCCATCCTCAAAGCTGTATTCCTGTTTGAATCGCTCCATTTCATTTACGCTCATACCGCAAAGTCTGGCAGATTCATCAGAGTCCGTATGTTTGAAATATTCCCCCTGTTGTGGAAACATAAACCGGAACATGGCATAATTCGCAACATCACACAGATATTCAAGGTTCCCGGTCTCTTCAAACTTGGCAAGGCACATTTTCAAACTTTCGATTGCATCCACATTTCCGTTTGCAAAATTCATTCTTGCCGGTCCGTATTTGTAATATGACTGTTCAATCAATCCTTTGCGCTTTTCATCAAAAGCTTTGGAATACTCGGTTTTCATAAACGTTTCATTCATTTCAGTTTTCCCTGTTTCTGTTCCCAAAAATCGCATGAATGGATGTATTCTACTAAATCAGCGGCATAATCGCTTTCGCCGTTTGAACAAACATAACCGTTTGTCTTGACACATAAGCCATATTTGCAGGCGCCGCAACAACTATTGGTATCTACGTTCTCCTATCTAGCCTTGTATCGCTTTTCTAACCCGCATTTCCTGCAGCGATACACTTTTATGCTATTAAATAACTTATCGCCATCCATTATGTCTGTATTGGACAAAAGCTCCCAATCATGCTTACAGAGACATGAACGGATATACTCAATCAATGCCCTCATAGTGCTTGACCTCTTTTTGTTTTTAAAAATTTTTGGAAATTTAGTTGCGATTCGCAACGTGAAAGTGAATTGTTTATGTTTATATTAAGCTAATTGCTGCAAAAAGTCAATGGGTACTGTAAGTGGCTTTTTATTTTTTGAGGAATTTGAGGGACTTAGTAGCCGCCCGGTGGTCTTTCTGTCAGACCCCCTCCCCATCCTTTTTCTGCAAACATGGAAATCTAAAATATTTTCCGTTTCGTTTTGTTGTCATTGTGTGAAAAACAAATTGTTTTAATACAATTCATGTCATGCCCTTGCAACTATTCGCAAAACCTAACTTTTCCGAATAGTTGAAACGCTACAACCCTTGGTATTACTGCATTTGTGAATTGTAGAATAATCACACACAATTTAAACCGTGTTATTTGCCGTTGCATCCGTGAATTGTGTATCAATCGCGTGCAATTCTTGGCTCTTTTTCTCGTCCAGCCTTGGCAGCTCCTGCGCTGTAATTGCCTTGCGTTGTGTGGCATTATCTCCAATGCCAGGCTGATTCATTCCGAACTCGTTGTTGCCTACAAACATAGTGCCTACAGGGCTGTTGGAGTCATACGCACGATCGAGGATGCAATCCTTACGAGATCGTTGCAATTTTTGCCAAATCTTAAAAGCCACCGAACTTGATTCCTCGTCTTTCCATAGGTCAAATGTTGTAGTGGGTATATTACAAAAATAACTAAATGCCACTGTACTTACCAACTTACTGTACACATTGGATATATATATATAATAATCACACAGCTTATATAATACCTCTCTATCGTATCTGTTACAGTTAGTCGGTATAGTTGCATTACCAAGAGGACTTAAGCTCTTGTCCTTTAATACTTTCGTATCTGGGAATAAATGCATACCAACATACTGCATTACAGCTTTCCACTGTCTCTGTCCAGCTTTTAACAGATCATCGATGTGAAATTCTATACATGCCTGATCTATTAAATCTTGTACAGTTGATGTGTATATCTGTACTGTACCTAGATCCACTATAAGGCTTGTAAGATCTACACTCTCTATATCCTGCATATATTCACACCTCCAATCTGTTTAATCTCTCTGCTTTTGGTATACACTATTTCCGGGTTTAAAGTCAACCCCCAATTTTTTAAGGTGGTATTATATACTTACGCCGCACGTGTGCGCGGATATACACTTACTATAAACCTATAGGCTTTAAATACAGTGTAGTATTATTAATTTAAAAGATTAAGAAAAAGAGAGAGAAAGAGAACATAGTTCTGAAAAAGCGACGTCAGACGATTATCTCGCCTTATGTCAGATGATTGTCAGACGATTTTTACCAAAAACTAATACTATTCTATCATTTTCGGACTTGTCAAAGACCTAATGAACCTAGCCTTGTTTATAAAAATTTAAGAAAAGTTTTACGGTTTGTTTACGGTTTTTCGGAGATTTTGTAAGATATGCCCGGATGCGTTGTTGATTTTGGACATGACAAAAAGAAAATGCAGCCTGAAAAGCTGCCCTTGTTTGAAAATATTTACTTGCATTTTTCCCGATCTGATGATAAAGTATAGATATGTCGCACGGCATGGATGCTTGCCGCTGTGGTTCCACCAGCGATTCCGGTGGACACGGATTGAAACAATAGTCTTTTTAGTAAAAGCAAAACATTTAATTTATGTTTTTGTGTCGCGTGCAGTGGATGCTCTGTACGTGGTATCTGGAGCAATTCCCCGGATACAAGGATTGAAATAATAGCATTTCGAGTGATAGAAAAAGAGTGGGTCAGATGCTTAATCTTTCCCACTCGATTTCTTTTCTCTGTCTTTAGTATCTGCCGATTGTTTGGATAATACAGCCAAAATCTCCGGCGCAATATATGTTTATCTCCTGTGCATTAACCCGGTATGTCAATTCGTCGTCATCATAAATCTTGAGCCAGTGCTTAAACTCGGCGACTTTTTTATAATGCGCACCTATCTCCGCGTCCTCGTCAACAACGTATGCCATATAGCTTCCGTCTTCGCCAAAATCAAGAGTGCTTGTTTTCAATCCGTTTTCGTCGCATCCAACAAGTATTAATGCCGCAATATCGCTTGCCCCTATAAACTTTTTCTCGTACTCTTTGTAGCTTTTCATTTTGTTTCCTCTCTTTCTTATGCGTTCTTCCCTGCTCCGTAGCACTCATAAAATGCATCTACGAGCTTTCCAAGCTGTTCCGGTGCAAGCTCTTCTTTCAGATCTTCCGGAATCCACTTGTAAGACTCCCGGAATGTATCGCCCATACTGCCGATTTTGGAAGCTTTCTCAATCTGTCTTAACTTGTACATCTGACCAAGTTCTTCAGTTGTAATCAATCCGGTTTTTACAGCTTTCTTTCCCTCTCTTGTTAAGATGCTCATTGCATCTTCTTTTCTGATTGTTCCGATTCCGTTGATCTTCATATGCCGTTCCCCTTTCCTGGCTTTCGCCTTTGCTCTATTTCTTTGATCTGATTACATTATATATAATTAGTGCTTAATTGTCAATACCTAATTAGTGCTTAATTCATTATTTTTTCATTCTATCCATTTTATCGAGTTCCGCAAGAATTAACTCCCTAGCAAATGCGCTTGTCTTTAGTCCGTATGAGTTGATTCTTTCTATTGTTCCAAGCGGCAATATAATGTTTATTCTGTCTTTGTTTCTCATACATTTCTTTACCGCTTGCCTGTTCTTTTCTGCTTTTGTGTTTTCATTCATCTTTCTGCACCTCCGTATTTTTTCTTACATTATATATAGTTAGTGCTTAATTGTCAATGCTTAATTAGTGCTTAATAATAATGCACAATT